ACTCAAAGGTCGTGTTATCGCACGAACCCCGTCCAACACCGTTCAAAAACGGAGTATCCATTGGACTTATGTTGTAAATTATATTACTTAGGTCTTCCCTGATGCCTATAGCACCATAGGTTTCCCTAGTATTTGTTGGGACGCCCATAGCGTTTTCCCTCCTTAGTTAAATGTCTATAAAATCCTCCAAGAGCGCAGATGCATCGTTAAGATGTCCTGTGCCTTGAAGACGTTTCATTTGAGATGCACGTTTTGACCTTTTCTCAGAGCCTTTCTGAACACCAGATCCTGCTCTCACGACTCTAGGCTTGTTCTTTACTTTCTTGGACTTTACATCTGCCTTTTGCAGATCGTCATAAAGTTTAGCCTTGTGTATCGTAATTAAGGAACGATGATCCGATAAGCCACCGATTTCTTCATCAGAGAATCCAATAGACTTGGCAAAAGTTCGGATACCTTCAGCTATTCCCTTTTGTTTCTTGGAGTCACCCCATTCAGGCATCTTCTCCAATAAAAGATCATTCTCTTTCTTGAGATGTTCTTTCAGGTTTTTCCGGTAGTCTTCCTGCTGCTTTTGCTGTATACTGGCTTGTTCTTGCTGATTCTGTCGCACCTTATCCTGCAAATCCCGGTATTCGTCTTTTTTAAGGGCGAATTCCACAGGGTCTTCTGAGCGGAGTCTCTCCCAATCTATGTTGGCAAATTGTTCCGCGCCTGATAATGAAGTTTTAATTGCATGTTCAAGTGCTTGAACGTACTGACCCCTTTCATTCTGGATCTGGGAAATCTCATCGGTGTACTGTTTTGACAGCTCCTCAAATTCTTTCCTTTGCTCAGAAATGTCTTGGGTCTTTTTGGTATAGTCTGACTGGCGTGAATAGCCTTTCATAAGCTCGTCGAGGGTAACTTCCTGCTCTTCACCGTTTACAGTGACAGCATATACAAGTTCCTCTTCTTCTGCTTCTTCGTCAGCTTCTTCAGATTCTTCTTCCTCCTCTACGGATTCTTCTTCCTCTTCAGATCCCTCTTCCAATGATTCGCCTTCCTCTTCAGGTTGAGACTCTTCAACTTCGGTAGGTTGTGCTTCCTCGGTTTCTGGGGTTTCCTCTTCAGGTTCCATCAAACTGAGTAATGCTTCTTGCGCTTCAGTGACACTTCCACCTAACGCTGGTATTGGCTGTAATCCAGCCGGTGCTTGCGGGGCTTCCTGCTTATCCGCCATATTAGATTCTCCTTAAATGAATGGGTGTTGCTCTTCCAGTACCTTGTTCATGTGGCCCGTTTCAACTATGGACTTTATATGACCTTCGATTCTGTCAAGCAATCTCATTGCAAGCCAGATAGATTCTCTAGCCTCCAATTCACTCGAACCACTTTGTGTCCAGCGGTTCATTAAGTCTTCTCTTAGAACTTCAAACGACTCTATATAAAGAGCGTTGTTTATCAGAAGAGTAGCATCGCCTTCTCTTCTTAATTGATCGTGGTCTTGAGGCATCAGCTTTTCTTCTTAGCCTTCTTAACCTTTTTTACTTTTTTCTTAGGCGGTCTTCCCACCTGTCTTCCGTATGTTCCGGGGCCGTACGGCATTATCCTATCCCTACAGGCCGCTTCTGTTCTGTTTCCAGCTTTATCTCTGCTACTTTCATTGCCGTATCAGCCTGTAGTTTAGCGGCATCTAACTGTAGCTTCTGCTGTTTGATCTGAACTTCTGCGGCTTTAATTTGTAGTTCGCCCTGCTTTATCTTCTGCTCCATCTCTGCCGCCTTCTGTTCCTCAGAGGGCTGCGGTGGAACTTGGGCCGGGTCTGTCAGGAAATCCCCAACATTCTGGAAACCCATATTCTTTACCATGGCGGCCATTATATTGTACATGTTCTGTTCATTAACGACATTCATACCACCCTGCATAGCCTGTCCTGCAAAACTCAGGATAGCTGAAAGGTGCATGAGCTGCTGATCCCTGTTTCCGTTTCCAAGACCTACAGAGATAGTACAGTCCATCTTGTCTCTCCACATATCGGGTCTTACAGGAACCCACTCATTCCGGAGAAGGATAACTCTCTGTTTGTCCTGATTCTTCTGTACAAGACTGTATATAACCCGCATTAACTCTTTAACACCGGTTTCTGCAAAGTTGCGCGCAATCAGCTCTACCCTCTGCTGTGCGGCGCTCATTACTTGGGCAACGGCTGTTGCGGTAGTGTGGGATTTTAAAGCGTTCTCATCAAGACCCTGAGAGTGTTTGGATATGCCCGCTCTGGACTCTCTTATCCCGTCAAGATACTCAAGCATCTGGAAGGAATAGGGTTCTAAGGTTGGTGTGTCAAGCCTCTGTACTGCTCCGGGAGACTTAACCCTGACTATGCCGCCCGGCCTTTGTGTCAACAGGTCGTCTAAGTTAGCTTGACCCTCTAGGACTGTAAACCTACCAAAGTTCTGGTTGTACATGTTGTCCATGAGGTTTCGCATCAGAGTACTCTTAATGAGCTGAAGATCCATTATAAGATCAGCAATACTCAGGCCAAAGAACTTGTGCGGAATCTTTATGGGGGTTAAAGAGATAAAAGGAATAAAATCTACTTCATCATTCTCAAGAACCTTATCGCCCACAACACAAAGTTTTCTCAACTCTGTAATGCCATCACCATCATAGTCTGTTTTCAGATAGCACTCATGTAGCCAGTATGTTCTCAGACCTTCTTCGTCAGCTATATCCTCATCACCCCACCCACTGAAGTTACTTGCTGAATTATCATAACGATAACGAGCAAGACGTTCAGCAGAGAAGGCCATCATACTGTCATCACCTCCTCCACTACCAAGGGTTTCCGGATCAACATCTTCGTCCGGATACATCTCCTTTAGTTCAGATAAGGTCTTCTTTACACGATGACATACAAAACGGGCATCCTGTATATTCTTCGATTCTCTGGAGATCAGGAATTCAGAAGGAGGAACATTCTCTATGACAACCTTGCCCTTACCCGCATTACGGGTAATAACAACATCGTGCAGGACAACAGGTTCCTGCATCTCTGCTGTCATCTGTTCTTCAACACCATCTTCTTCTACTACAGTATGTTCAATGACCTCTACATCCGTACGGGAAACCAAGGACTCAAACTCTATCTCTGTAAGACCCTTATACTCCTCTCTATCCCATTTGTCTGTTTCATCCCACCAGACTTTGACTATGCCGTTTTTGCTTAACAGCGCATCGGTAAACCAAGAGTACATTATTTCCCATCCGGGATTATCCCGCATGAATATGTAGTTTACATAATCTGTGGCCTGTTTAGCAGCAGGAACGTCTTCAGGGCCAACAGGGTTGAACTTAACCATCTCATCGCCAGAGGCAAACACCCTCATCAGAGAGGGTTTAATCCACTCTATGGTATCCGAAACTGTGGAGTCTACGAACTGGGAACGACCTTCTACCTCATTGCCGAACGGCATGGCATAGTAATAGTCCATGGCCTGTTCGCGCTGTTTGGAGATCGTATCTCCCATGTAGCCCAAAGAACTTGTGACCTCACCCCTTATGCGTGTGACCAGTTCTTCTTCTGTTACTCGTTCTTTTGCCATTTTAGAGTCCGTCAGTCAAAGAAATGTTTGAATGCCTCTTCTATTATAGCATCGCCCAAATCCGTATTTGTTAAAAACCAGTCTTTTATCATTGCAGCTGCCTTTTTCCTTACTCTATCGTCTATCTGTATTTTACGCGCCCTTACTTCAGTTGGCCCAAGATTCCCATATAGAGCATCTATCTCCGCCATTCCCGCTCTAAGAGCTTCCTGCCCCTGTTCTGTATTTTCTAGCACCTCATCTACTATATCATTTGTGAGCGGCACTGGCCTGTCTATAAACTTTTTTAGTACATTTGGTACTTGGGCCAGCTTTTCTGATTGTGGCGCTTTTAGGTTACTTGGGAATCGGGTTCTAGAAGATTCTTTTTCAAGCGTTCTAAGCGCCTGTCTAATAGTATCACCCTCAAAATAAGGAACAACCCCCATCATACCCTTACCAGTTTCCGCGTCCTTATTCCCAAACATAACCTCTACAACATAATTTAAAGGCCTTTCCCCTGCGCTAAGAACTAATCTTCTTAGTTGGTCTTCATGGTTTATCTGTAGAGGAACGCCCTGATTATTTTTAGGGACAACCCAAAACGGATTTCCATCACCGCCCTTTCTGGTTTTGTAATATTCATTAAATCTAACAGACCAAGCATCGTGGGTGTCCCGCCATTTTTCCGCAACATCTCTAGGGCTTTTATACCTCGTCCAATCTCTAGAAGACTCGTCAGACATGGCTTTATCCCACCCTATCTGAGTAAGAGTTCCATCTTCGCTTATAGTATCAAAACCGAATATACTGTCTTTATCCCACTGGTGGCTCTGACTTTCTCCAGTTCTTATCCTGCGTTTAGCTCGTGCGGCAGCTGCGCTTTCATGCTCTTGTGCGAGTATTTCTGCCGGATCTCTATCATCTACCTCATCCTGAACAGGCGGTCTTAGGTCAAATAAAGCCCCCACATCTTTCTGCATTAACTCATTAAAAGAGTCTAGGCCTTTCTTGTAATCTTTAATGTCTG